TCCCATAATTTATATGGGAGTATAGCAGGTAAATATGTCGGCCAAGATGGGGGTCTTTGTATTAAACATCTTTTTAAAAATACAACGCCTTTAACACTGACATTCCCATCTTCGGAAGGTATCGATAATAACGGCACATGATCACGAACATCACGAGCAACGACACCCCAAGCTTCAAGCAACCAAGCTACAAAAAGCCAAATGTTAAAAACATCGTAAACAGATTCATGTGTTACAAAAACACTGTCATCTCCATAGATAGCCATAATTAATTCATAAAGGAATACAAGATCATATAATCGATCGGCTTTTTCAGGATGAAGAGACATTTGATGGGCCAAAAAACAAAACCACAATAAAGTAAAAATCCACGAATTACCATGAGATGTCTCAAATGCTCCACTAGGCATAGTACCAATTATAATACGCCAGATACGACCAAACAATAAAGTATTTTTAACAGTAAGATTCTCTATATTAATTTTAAGAAAAGCTAAAAAAAGATCAAGGTCAGGAGAATCATCAGCTATATAATACCGTGCATGAGCACAGTATAATTCAAGAAAAACTCTATGAACGCGAGTATCATAACCATCAATATCAAGATCTCCAAGGATTATTCCATCCATGAACTTACAAGATATATCAGAAGCAAATTTCATAGCTCCACCATGCGCCCATTTCATTCCAACTTTAATAAATTTCCCACGTTCAAATTTTTGTCTATCACCATGTATAATATAAGCAACAAGCATAACAGTGAGAAATAAAATAAAATACTCTCTACATTTCATGCTCTTGGCAAAGTAGTCTTCAGCTGACTTACAACCAAAAGCAGAAAAACGTTCAATCTTAGCAACAATGGTAGCATAATTATCGCGAATGGTCATTGTACCCTCTTCACGATATTCATCAACCATACGCAAAATTTCACTCATAGCATAACGCATTTGCTCCTGTTTTTTACCATTAGGAGTATCTATTATCTCAACCCCATTATCATGTTTCTTAATAGTTGGTCCTGGACGTTTACCAGCAGAGGCATCAAGGGAAAAAGACCCATACCACAGTATGGTAGGATCCCATACAAATGATATACGTCCCATATGCTCATCCCATCCGTTAGCAACAACCATCATTGAGTAACCGTGGGCCATATCCTTAGCGTTTTCCGGAGAAGGATCTGGTGGGTTGGCAACGTCCCTACCATATTTTTGCATCATTTTAACAAGTTTATTATTTTCATATAATTTGTCGGTAGACAATAAAACATTAGGGCCAAAACGAGAACCAGCAAAAGCTCGATTGTACGTGGACAGATAACGAAGGCAAATATCTTTGAGAGATAACACAGTCGTCGAAGACTGATCCCAAGGAATATATGTACTATTATCCCACCAAGGTTGCGCAGCTTTCAAAAAAACATGCTGCATTAAATACTGATAAGTAACATCAACACCAACCTTGTTAAAAAACCACCAATCGTAAAGCTTAACAAACTGAGGTAAACCTGAAACAGGTCTGAGAATGTTAGGATTTACAAGTGGTGGATTTGGGCCACGAAAGCATGCAGGTATCTTAACCCAATTAGGAGCATGATATAAATCAATTTGCATCTCAGCAAGGATTACAGCGTGCTCAATATTATGACGCTCGCGCAAGTTACCTTGATGCAACACAAATCGAGAACAAAAATATGCAAATGCTTCAATAGCAACTTCTTCACAAGTTTTGACTCTACCAGGGAATGCTAATA